TTGACACAATCGCAAAAGGATTAATCACTATCGCAGAGGACGTTAATCACAAATTATCATTAAGAAAAATTCAATACACTAACGGGACAACTGCTTACACTTGTGGATTTGCTCCGGCTGGTACTATTGTATTAAATGAGAACACTCTTGAGCCTAAAAAGTTCAAAAATGACTTAGACGTTTGTAAACAAGATTTCCGCGCTACTTGGTCGGATTCAATTATGGGCGCAAACGCTTCAAATCCAAACGCTCCGGCTGACATTATGGAGGCTATTCAAATGGAAGTTTTAGGCGCAATGGCTGAAAAATTAGAAACTGACATTTGGCAAGGTGACGCGGGTACTGCTTCGGAATTCGACGGATTCTTGACTTTATTTGCTGACGATGACGATATCATCAAAGGAGGTAACGGATTGACAAATCCAACTGCTCACGTTTCGGAATCAAACGTTTTAGATTCATATTTAAAACCAGCATTGAACGCGGTACCTTACGCATTAAGAAGAAAAGAATTAGTTGTTGCGGTTTCACCGGACGTTGCTCAAATGTATGCTTTCAAATTAGCAACTGCGGGTGTTACAAACGGACTTGGAAATACTGATTTCGCTTTATCAATTGGACGTTATGCAATCCAAGTTGTAAACGGATTACCGGACGAAAATATTGTAATTTTCGAAAAGAAAAATTTAGTTTTCGGAACTGGTTTATTAAGCGACTACAACACATTTGCACTTGTTGACGAAGATTCAATCGGATTATTAACCGGAAAAGTTCGTGGAAAAGTTGTTTATGCAGCGGGTGTTGGATACTACAATCCAAGCGAAATTGTTTGGTTGAAATATCAAGCGGCATAATTGAAATAAAAATAAAACCGCGGTGTAACAATCGCGGTTTATTAAATTAACTTTTTTAAAAAATAAAAATATATGTCTTGTTTAGTTTCAAAATCTAGATTATTATCGTGCCGCGACCAAAAAGGCGGTATAAAAGCGATTTACTTCGCGAATGGAACTGCAACGGATTTCGGAATGACAATCGCAACTCACGCCGTTACTTCACTTGGAACTTTGGACGAAGTTTTCAAATATGAAGTAAAAGCAACAACAAACACTTTGACTGAAACCGGGACTTCTTCGGAAGACAACGGAACTTTCTTTGTTGCTCAAGCGTTAGCGGTTACACTTCCAAAATTGTCGGCAGACCTTCAAGCACAATGTCAACTAATTTGCGCGGGAAGACCGAGCGTTTTTGTTGAAGATTATAACGGAAATATTGTTTATGTTGGTGCTTACAATGGTACAATGTCAAATATGACTAAGGTCAGCGGGGGCGCAAGCGGTGACTTGTCCGGATTCACACTTGCTATAAATGCCGAAGAAAAAGACAATTCGCCATTCTTAGACAATACGACAAAAACTGCATTAAAAACTTTGGTTTCCGATGTAGTGGTTTCATAAATTGTTCATTTTTGATTAAAAAACGCATTTCATTAATTTGGAATGCGTTTTTTTTTATGTTACATTTTGAATTTTTTTGTTATTTTAATATGGTAGTATTTAACCCAAACGACGAAATTCATTCTTTGCGTTGCATTCCAAGGGCGCAAAAAGAAGTTGTCATTCTAAAATTACGCAATGAATTAAAAGACACAATCGAAACTTTTGAAATTGACTCTTTTATTTCTGGCAATTATTTGATTTTAGAATTCGAAAAAACATTTGTTGAAGGTGAGAGTTCGGAAATTGAAATTTTTGAGGGAAATCATACGCAACAACACAAACCGACTTGGAAAATTTTAAACTTACAAAAGGAGTTCTAAAAATATAATGGAAAACAATATTCAAATTTTACAACTTGCAAACTACGTTCGTCCGGAAATCAAAGAAGTTTCGGGTAAAAAGTGGGTTTTGAATGGTGACAAGAATCAATTTTATTATGATATTATTGACGCTTATAACGGATCGCCAACAAATTCGGCAATTATTGACTCTTATTCGCAATTTATTTACGGAAAAGGATTGACTTCAAAAGACAAATTCAAACAGCCGTCCCAATGGGCAAATGTTATGTCAATGTTGTCGAAAAAAGACGCTCGAAAAATTTGCAAGGATTTCGAAATGTTTGGCGAAGCGTCATTTGAAATCAAATATATTGACAATAAAGTTGCAAAATTATTTCATTTGCCAAAACAATGCGTTGTTCCGGAAATTGCAAACGAGGACGGCGAAATTACTGGCTATTATTTTTCTTATGATTTTAGAAACGTAAACAAATATAAACCAACACGATTTGACGCATTTGGATATGGTGAACAAACAAAAGGTGAACGAAGCGAAATTTGTGTTTTTCACGATTACCAGGTTGGGCAATTTTATTTTGCTTTGCCGTCATACGTTTCGGCGATTCCATATTCAAAACTCGAGGCCGAAATTGCCAACTATTGTGTGAATCATATTCAAAACGGATTGTCATTCGGTCACGTTATAAATATGAACACTGGCGTTCAAATGTCGGAAGAGGAAATTCAAAGAAACACGGCCGAAATTAGAAAACATTTAACCGGATCGACAAACGCCGGAAAATTCTTTTTAAATTGGAACGACAACAAAGATTCGGAAATCACAATCCAACCTTTGGAAGTTAGCGACGCACATTCACAATATCAATTTTTATCGTCCGAGGCACGTCAACAAATTATGACATCGCACAAACTCACATCACCTATGTTGGTAGGGGTAAAAGAGGCGAGTGGATTTTCGTCAAATGCCGACGAAATTGCGGTTGCATTTGCTGAATTAATGGAAAAGGTTATAAAACCAAAACAAGAAATTATTTGCGACGCATTGGAAGAGGTTTTCGCGGTTAATAATTTGACAATTCAACTTGAATTTTTGAATTTGAATTCGAGTGACGTTGTGGACCAACAAACGACCGATTTGGTTGATTCAAAAGTTTCTTATAATGGTGCGCAAATTTCAAGTGCGATTGATATTTTGGCAAAAGTAAAAGAGGGAATTTTGACACAAGAACAAGCAATTGTTTTCCTTGTTCAATTCTTAACTTTACCGGTTGAAGTTGCAACGGCAATGTTCACAAGTCAACCGGCTCCGATTCAATCTTTACAATTACAATGTTCGAATCATTCAAAAGAAGAGGACGCAATATTTAATCAAATTGCCGACGCTTTGATTTCTTTAGGCGAGGACGAGGATTTGGAAAATTACGAATTGATTGACGAACGTCAACAAAAAGACATTCCGGAAATTACGGAATTGACTTTGAAATTGGCTTCCGTTCCGACATCGTTTCCAAACGTAACAAGTGAACAAGACAACGACTTATTCAAAATACGTTATCAATATGCACCATTGAAAACCGGTGACAATTCACGCGAATTTTGTCGAAAAATGGTTAATGCGTCAAAAGTTTATAGAAAAGAGGACATTTTATTCGCTTCGGAAAATGCAAACATCAATCCAGGATTTGGACCGGGTGGCGCTGACACTTACAATTTATTTTTATACAAAGGCGGAGTCAATTGTTCACATTTTTGGACTCGAAAAGTATATCTAAAAAGAAATAACAAATCAATTTCAGTAAATGAGGCGATTCGAATCATTAATGATTTGGAGCCGTCACAACGAGCGGGTGCAAGGTTGCCACAAAATCCGACCGAAGTTGCGCAAGTTGCTGAATCGTCAAACAATTATTGGTCGTTAGATCCAAATTATAGAAAATAAAATGACAACAATATTATTAAAAGAAGACGAACTTACTAAAAACACGCCTTTGGGCGGAAATATTGACGTTGACAAATATGTCGTTGCAATTGCTGACTTTCAACGCATTCGAGTTGAAGAAGTTTTGGGCGAAACGCTTTATAATAAAATTTGCGAGGACTTCGAGAATGACGATTTAACCGGCGATTATTTGAAATTATATGAGGATTATTTGAAGCCTTATATTATTCACGGGTCCGCAATGGAATATTTGTTATATGGTGCCTATCAAATAAACAACGGCGGAATTTCAAAACATAACCCGGCTGATTCTTCGTCAATCGACAAAGTTGAGGTTGATTATTTGGTGCAAAATCAAAGGTTAAAAATGGAAATGTACGAATCACGCCTGGAGCGTTGGCTTTGCAAATATCATTTGCCGGAATATGTTTCAAGTTCAAACAACATTGTCAATCCGGTAAAATCAAAAATGATTTGCGGGAAATGGTATTTAGATAATCCATATTAATAAAATATGAAAAGAAAAATCGACAAAAGGACCGAGGAAAATATAAAAAAAATTAAACTATTCTTAAAAAATGCACACACTATTAAACGGAGTAACAACCGACACAACATCGACAACGCAAAATATTAATGGATTGCACACAATAACTTGTGTAGGTTTAAAGGATTACAAACAATTTATAAATTTTTATATTAGTGTTGACGACGAACATTTTGTTTTATTTAAAACAATAACGCTTGGAATGGAAGCGTTCAACATTTATGTTGGAAATTCACATTTATATTGTCAATTTGAAACCGAACTTGACGACAACGACCCGGTTTTTGTTCATATAACATAATTTTTATAATATGGAAATATATTTAAAAATTGACTCTGATATTTATTTTGAAATTGATTCCGATATAACGAATTATTTAAACATAAAACCAAAAAACGACGAAAATATAACCGCTGACACTACAATGTACACGGCGGACAATACAAACATAACCGCTGATAATTTATAAAAAAATGGCAAAACAAACAATTAATGTTGGAACAAGCGCAAACGACGGGACCGGGGACCCGTTAAGAACTGCGTTTATAAAAACAAATGAAAATTTTACTGAAGTTTACAACAAAAAAACCGGAATTCACGCGTTTATTAAACCGCCAACCGGTGGGAGTGTTTCAAATATTTTAAATACAACCGCATTTTCAACGGCTTCCGCTTCAACGAATAGGTTGGCTGTTGTTCCATTTATTCCGGCGCAAACAATAACTTGTTCCGCTCTTTATATAAATAACACAACCGCAACGGCTTCGTCACTTGTTAGAATTATGATTTATTCGGATTTAGACGGAAAACCGGATCAAAAACTTTATGAAAGTACCGACTTAAATTGCGCAACTATTGGGATAAAATCAGTAACAACAACGCAAACTTTCAATGCCGGGACCACATATTGGATTGGTTATCATAGTAGTTTGACAACAACTTTGACCGGATATCAAATTGTCAATTTAATTCCTATTTATTTAAACGGAACAACAATAATGAATTCATATTATCAAAATATAACTTTTGGAAGTGCGCCAACTACTTTTGGGACTCCACTTGTACAAGGGTCAACTTTTCCGTATATTGGTATAACAATTTAATAAAAAAAAATGGCTCAAATTAGAAAAGAAATTTATAACGAAGACGGACTTGTTGAAGTTCAATTTATAGAAGTTGAAGACACAAACACCGACGAACTTTTGAAACAAAAAGAAATGGAATTGTTGGCAATTTACGAAGAAATTCAAAAGTTGAAAAATGAAAACAATTATTAACTATTTGATTTTATCATTTTGCTTATTGTTTGCGCCAATCAAAGGACTTCTTATTGCGGTTGGCGTGGCAATTGCGCTCGATACAATTTTCGGTATTTTTAAAGCAATTAAAATCAAAGAAGAAATTAATTCGCGACGAATGTCAAATATTGTTTCAAAGTTTGTACTATACGAAGCGTCAATCTTATTGTTGTTTGTAATAGACAAATTTTTGCTTGGCGAGTTTTTCAAATTGTGGTTTCAAATAGACCATTTTTTTACAAAAGTTGTAAGTATTATTTTGATATTTATTGAAATGACTTCAATCAAAGAGAATTTCGAAGTTGCATTCAAGGTCAATATTTGGCAATTATTGAAAAAGACAATTCAACGCGCAAAATATATTAAAAATGAAATTGAATAACGACGGATATAATTTAATTACAAAACACGAAGGATTGTCGTTGAAGCCATATCTTTGTCCGGCAAAAGTTCCGACTATTGGATACGGAAATACTTATTACCAGGACGGAAAACGCGTCACTTTATTAGATAATCCAATTACAAAGGAACAAGCGTTTGAAATGTTCAAAGAAATTGCGGACCGATTCGCGAAATCCGTTTCGCAAAGCGTAACCGCTGACATCAATCAAAACCAATTTAACGCCTTGGTTTCATTTGCTTACAATGTTGGAGTTGCAAATCTTAAAAAGTCAACATTGTTGAAATTAGTCAACGCAAATCCGAACAACCCACAAATTAAACTTGAATTTTTAAAATGGACCAAGGCAAACGGCGTTTTGTTGAATGGTTTACTAAAAAGACGAAACGATGAATGTAGCGTTTATTTTAAAGTATAGGGACGCGATTTATATTGCCGTGATACTTTTATTGATTTTATTTAGAAGTAGCGACAAATCGCAAAAAAACGACATCATTCAGCACGAAAACAAAGTTGATTCAATTCAATTTGAAATTAAACAAGCAAAAACAAAAATTCCGGATTATGAAAAAGTCAATTTGGATTCTATTAATAACAACAAGCCTAACGAATTGGAATTGTTTTTCGCAAAACGATACAATCATAAAAATTCCAATTGATTTTGCGCGTAATGTGCAAAGACCAAGTCAAAAAGCAAAATGATTTGATTGGTTTAATGGATTTAAAACAGACCGAGCAAAACGCAATAATTGAAAAACAACGCAAATTGTTGATTGACAAATTTAGATTTTCGCAAAATATCGGTGCGTCTTATTTCTTAAACACTCCGTATTTATACACCAATTTAAATTTCGGAACTACAAAGACAATTTTTTCCGCACAAATGAACATTCCGTTCAATGATAAACCGCATTTCACTTTTAATTTTAGTTATAAATTATGGCAAAGCAAATAAATTCGAGTAATAAAATAGACAAACCAAAGAAAAAGCGTCCAGGAATTCACGCAAAATCAAAGACATCGAAATTAAAAAGTTCTAAACTTTATAAAAAGTTATAATTTTTTTGTATATTTCGACC